CCTTGGCCGACAAGCTGCGGCCGTCGATCCCGCTAGCCGTTGACCTGTGGGATGTGTCCACCGTCGCACAGTACCTCAAGCGCGACGTCCGGGTTGCTCGCGAGCGAATCGTTTGCCTGCCCGATTTTCCGAAGGCGATTCGGCTCCCATCAAGCAATGGTGGCCGGGCACATCCTCTCTGGAAAGCTGCGGAGGTGATCACATGGGCCGAGAAGTACCGCGAAAAATCCACTACCTAACCATCCACAAACAATATCTCCAGGAGGAAATAGCTATGACACAGTCGCAACAGAATTTCATCACAGTCCCTGAAGTCGCTCTACCCAACGGCAAGGTCGTTCCATCATTCAAAGTCGCGCAGTACCTTTGCAGCCAAAGCAACACTGGCGATATTGCCGTCAATGGGGCCAGCAAGCCGTGGGTCAACATCAGTTATCACGATGCCGTCAGTGCCTGCAAGGCGCAAGGCTTCGTGCTGATTACCGAGCTGCAGGCGCTCGCCATTGCGCACGATATCGCCAGTCAGGACATCAACTGGACCGGCGGTAAAGTCGGCGAAGGAAGTATCTATCAAGGCTTGCATCAATGGACTGCGAACAGCGCCCAGGCTGGCGACTACATCTCACCCAATGAGGCAGAGCGGCGTTGGCATCAATTATCGAACGGTGAGCGCATCCATGACTTCGCCGGCAATGCCTATACCTGGGTATTTGACGATGTTCAGGGCGATGAGTGCGGGCTGATCGCTAAACCGTTCGCCGAGAATTCCCCTTCCGTCACTACCGCACCCTATCCGCGCATGGAAAAGGGCATGGGCTGGTATCCGCGCGCAGGCAGTGATTGGTCCGGCGGTGCGCTTATCCGGGGCGGCTGCTGGGGCTCGAAGGGCGACGCCGGCGTGTTCTATCTCGGCGGCGACTGGCCGGGCTACGCCGGCGGCGATGTCGGCTTCCGCTGCACCAAGTAATTCGGGCCTCTGGTCACTGGCCTCGGGGCACTGCGAAGCGGTGACCTTTTCACTTAACTCCTAAGGGGAAATATCAAATGAATGCACCAGACAAAGGATTGTTCAAGAAATTCATCATCAATCGCATTGACGGCCGCGATGGCGCCGGCGACAAGCATGATGGCTGCGAATACTTCGTGCTCGATCTGACCCATGACAAGCATGCGATTCCTGCGATCGCTGCTTATGCAGAATCCTGTGAACGGGAATTCCCGGCACTGGCTAACGACTTGCGTGCGAAGGTTGCTAATGCCGTCATGGCACAAAACGAATTCATCACAGTTCCGGAAACTACACTGCCGAACGGTACCGTGGTTCCCTCATTCCAGGTGGCACGCTATCTATCATCTAAAGGCCCTGCAGGCGTTCCGGCGTCAAACGCTGCTAATGCGCCATGGGTAAAGATCAGCTATCACGAGGCGCACAAGGTATGTGAATCGGCCGGAATGAAACTGATCACCGAGACGCAAGCATTGGCGATTGCCTGGAACATCAGCCAGCAAGAAGAAAACTGGAGCGGTGGCAAGATCGGCAAAGGCAAAATTTACATGGGCATCCATAAGGGCGACGTCGATGAATCTCAGGCAGCGACCTACGAGTCCAGTGATTCAGAGGAGCGTCGCTGGCATGTGCTATCGAACGGTGAACGCATCTACGACATGGCCGGAAATGCATTCACCTGGGTATTCGATGATGTCCAGGGAGACGATTCCGGTTTGGTCGCCGACAAAATTGCCGCTAATTCCATTTCGCTCACCACCGCACCCTTCCCCAGCATGAAAAAGGGCATGGGCTATCGTCCGGATGGCGCGCGCAGTTGGTCCGGCGATGCGCTTGTCCGGGGCGGCTGCTGGGGCTCGGGGGGCGGCGCCGGCGTGTTCTATCTCAACGGCGGCTGGCCGGGCGACGCCATCGGCGTTGTCGGCTTCCGCTGCACCAAGTAGCGCGGGTCTCTGGACCCTGGTTTCCGGTCACGGCGTCAGCTGTGACCGGCCCTCGATGAGCACCCATTGATATCAACCATGCAGCAAACAGGCACCCAACATCCGACCGTCGACGAACTATCCGCATTCTCAATCAAAGCGTTTAAAGGCATCGAAGTGGGCCTTGGTCACGCCGATCCGCTGGCCGGAATCGCCAAGAAACTTGAAGTGCAATACCCTGCGCACCTAATCCTGGTGCAAGCCGGAAAATTCCTGCATGGGTACGACCGTACTGCCTATGCATTGAGCACGCTGAAACAATACAAGCTGAAGTTGCTCGGTCCAGCCGACGATCCGCACATCCGCGTCGGCTTCCCGGCCGGAAATTTCAAGCGCCGGCTATGGTCGATGGTGGCCGAATTCGGCATCCCTTATGTTGTATCGCTCGGCAACCAGGCGAGCGGCTATTCTGTTTACGTCTCCGATCAATCGGGCAGCAATACATCGGTGCTGTCGTCCGTGTCGGTCGACATTATTCGGGATGTCATCCTCGATCTGCAGCAGCGCGGCGAGGTCAACAAAGCCGCGGCTAAACAGCTGCTCACCAATCCGGATACATCCGGTTTCAAACTGAAATCTCAAGCGCAGGATCTGGACCTGCAGCTGCTGCACGACATCATCAAAATGCCCCGCGATCTGCGCGCCACCTATGGCGAAAATCTACGCACATGCATGGCCAGCCTCATGCGCAGCATTTACCTGTACGGCCTCGAAGATAACAAGCCGCTTCTGTTGAAATCGATCTCGGCCGACGTGGACTTGCTCAAGCACTATCTGACCCAGGCGCCACGGTTAAACAATCTCAAGATGGCATTCGAACATCGAGTCGGTTTAACCGTTGAACTTGGTCGACTCGTCGGCGGCTTGATTCGGGCCACAGGAGGGCAGCCATGATTAACGAGGGGAACTTTCTGGAAGGTCCGGCAATGCGCTTATCCGGGGCGGCTACTGGAACTCGAAGGGCAACGCCGGCGTGTTCAATCTCAACAACGACTGGCCGGACAACGCCAACGACAATGTCGGCTTCCGCTGACCCAAGGGTTATATGCTTAGACGGCGAGCTGCGCGCTCACGGAAAGCCCATTCTTGGTCGAGAGTTTCCCGGGGAATCCCCGAAAGCACGGCAGCACGCCAAACCGGGAACCGCTGCAGGGGTTACGACCGCTGCAGCGGAATACGGTGCGCCATCCGACTTCACCCAGATGACCAGCCTGGGCAATCTATTCTATTGCTGGACCAAGGCCAAGAAAAACAAGTCCAAGAGCATCCGCGTACAACGATTCGGCGAAGATCCTCTACGCTACCTGACCATTATTCAGGAACGGCTACGCAGCCGCGCCTACAGCTTCGGGCCGTACAAGAGTTTTACGGTACGAGAAAAGAAATTTCGGCATGTGGTCGACGCGCCGATGAAAGACCGCGTGGTGCATTGGATGTTGTACGACTATCTGCTTCCGATCTGGCAGCCGCGCTTGATCCATGACACCTACGGCAATCTGCCGGATCGCGGCACGCACGCTGCCGTGCGACGCCTTGCCCAATTCTGCCGGATGGAGGATAGCCGCTGGGCGCTCCAGCTTGATATTTCCAAATACTTTTATTCGGTCAATCATGCAACGCTGAAAGCGCGTGTGCTGCGGTATATCGGCGATCACGATATCCGGCATCTTCTGGTCGCCTTGATCGACTCATTCCAGACCGACGACCAGTTCGACGAATTATTTGCACCGGACAGCCGGTATCGCCAGACGGCAGCAAAGGGCATGCCGATTGGTAACCTGTCAAGTCAGCTATTCGCCAACATCTACCTGAACGACTTCGACCATTGGATGAAGGAAATCCTGCGCGTGCGTCGCTACATCCGCTATGTCGACGATATGGTGATCATCGGCGAGTCTCCCGACGAGCTGCGCACGATCGGCCGTCAGATCGTGGACAGACTGGCGACCGACGGCTTGATCATTCATCCGAAGAAAATGCGCCTGGCGCCGGCTGCGGCCGGCATTCCATTTCTTGGCTATGTCACCTGGCCGAATCATGTTTCCGCCGGCAAGTATGTCCGCAGCCGATATCTGCAGCGGCTACGGCAACATGAGACCAGCGGCCGCGACCGCACCGACGCGCTGGCATCATATCGCGCGATGTTCGGCCATACCGGCACGATTCACTCCAGGCATCCATAACGGCTCAATCGAGACGCTCTGCGATCGCGGCCGCCGTTTCGTTGTAATACACCTGCAGCATTCTCAGATCCCGATGGCCGACCATGCGTGCCAGCTCAAGCACGTTGAGCTTCTTGGCCAGCCGGGTGATCGCTTCATGCCTTGAATCGTGGAACGTCAAGTTTTCAATTCCAGCACGTACCTTCGCCCTGCGAAATAGCGCATCGAGGGAGGCTGCCGTCAGCCCGAATAGCGGCATCGGCAGATCTTCCTTCTTCCGCTCTGGCTTCGGCAGGAATCCAAGCAGTTCAACCGCTCGGATAGATAGCGGGACATCACGCTTCGTTCCGTTCTTGTTCAGAGATGCCGGGAGATGCACTACCCGGCCATCGATCATCTCTTCGGTCAGGCCGCAGATCTCGCCAGCGCGCATGGCGCTCTCGATCGCAAAAAGGAATGCGATCGCGACGCATTGACTCTTGCTCGTCGCTGGCGACTCATCAAAGCCAAGCGCGCAGCTCAGCCGCTCGATCTCATCGTCGCTCGGCCGACGGTCGCGCGAGGCAGGATTGCGCGGGCGCCGGACATCCTTCGTTGGGCTCTCCGCCATCCATCGCCATTCGCGGCGAGCGGTTGAAAACACGTGGGAGATCAGATTTAACTCCCGATTCACCGTCGACGCCTGCACCACCTCGCCGTGCGGCGTTTTCGCTTGGAGCCGGATGTCTCGCAGCCTGGCGACATGCGATGCGCTCAGATCGCACACCAAAAGGTCGCCGAACTTCTTGCCGTCGACGCTGACATCCGCCAGCGCGCCAAGTCGCAGCGCCTCCCATCGGTGGCCGCGCTTTGTCCGGGACACTTCCTTTTCGTAGCGCTCGAAAGCATCGCGCACCGTTTTTCCAGAAATAACCCCGCTACCCTTCATTTGCCGCAGCTCGGTTTCCCGCTGTGCAGCCCATGCCACCGCTTGGGCCTTCGTCGGGAATGATCCGGAGGCGCGCTCACCCTTTACGTAGATCTGGACGCGCCACACGTCGCCGTCCTTCTTGAAGCTCGCCATTTCGTAATCCCCTGGGAGAATTTTCGTAAATGGTAGCGTAAAAAAGCGGTTTTTTGCGTGCTTAAGTGTTTTTTGCGTTGGCGAGCAAAGCGCCGTTTTACCTATGAAAAGTGGTAAAAGCGGCGATTTGTGTATTACTGGTGAAAAACTGGTGTGGTGCCGCTGACCGGAAACCAACATCCATAAAAATCAATCGATTAGATTACCGATGCGTAATTAATGCGTAGCTCCGGCGGGATTTTCTGAAAGCGCTACTTGAACGACTGAGGTATGGTCGGCACCCCAATAACTTTCCCGTTCTGCATTACAAAAGATACCGATTTGGTTCCCGAAAACGCGTCCGCATAGGAATAAATCCAGATCTGATCGGCGCCGCGCGTGCTTACCATGTACGGCGCTCCCATGCGGTCTGTGAGCTGCTGCTCGGTCATACCGGGAGTCACATCCCGAGCTTTGGACCAATCAATTGGCGTGCCGGCACAAGCTGCCAGGAATAGCGGCGCCACAAACAACAAGCGGGCAAATTTTTTCATCATGTCTCCGGCAACACGGGATGCGTAATTGTACAGAAATGATGCGCACAAGCAGCGGGCCGCACCTGATCTACGTCCAGCTTCGCTCCCAAGAAAAGCCTATCATTGCCACATGTGTGGACGCATCACTCAATACCGACCACGGGTCGAGTATGCCAAGGCAATCGGCTGGGACGTCAGCGACGGACCTCGTTGGCTGGGCGGCAACGCAATCAGGCACTTTAATTTGCCTCCTGGCCTGCATCCCTATGTCTTCAATACCCTCCCCGATGGCGCACCGGCGACGAACACTTTGCATTGGGGCTATCAGCCGCCATGGGCCAAAGAAAAAGGCATGCCGATGACGATCAATGCCAGGATCGAAACGGCAGCAACAAAGCCCTACTTTCGCCATATGTTCCGGGAAGGCCGCGTGATCATCCCGGCCGATGGCTGGTACGAATGGACCGGCGAGAAAGGGCATAAGCAGCCCTGGTACATCCATCGCAAAGACGACGCGCCGCTGTTCCTCGCCGCCATTACAAATTTCCGGCCACACACCCATCAGGAAAAAGAAGTCGGCGTCGTGATCGTGACCGCGGCCGCCGACAAAGGCCTGGTCGACGTACACGACCGCCGGCCAGTTGTCTTTGGCGCAGATGATGCGCGGATCTGGATGGATAACAGCCTGCCGGCCGAACAAGCCGATCTGCTGGCGCGAAATCAGTCGTTGCCGCCCGAATCCTTTGAATGGTACCGGGTCAGCAGCGACGTCAACAACGCGCGGAATAACGAGCCTTATTTAATCGAGCCAATCGGCGCTTCTTAAAAAAGCCCGGCCGGCTCGGATGCCTTATCCCAGCTGTAAATGATCAGCTCCATCCGGTCGACTGCCTTACCGCCGCCTCCGAGGTTGTACTGGATCGGCACCACGTCCATCTGAAAGCCAGCAAAGATTCGGCGAATGTCCGGATGATCGTTCAGGCTGACGACTGCCTTGCCCTTGATCCGGCGCATCAGATCGGCCATGCGCTCGTACTGCTCGATGCCAAACTCAACACCATAGCCTTCCGTCTGCCAGTACGGCGGGTCCAGATAAAACAGCGTGTGCGGTCGATCGTAGCGCTCCATACAGGTCGCCCAGTCCAGGTTTTCAATGTACGCCTGCGACAGACGCAAATGGGCTGCCGACAGGTTTTCTTCGATCCGGAGCAGGTTGATCGGCGGCGCCGTCGTTGCGGTGCCCCACGTCTGACCATTGACCTTGCCGCCGAACGCGTGCTGCTGCAAATAGAAAAATCGCGCTGCACGCTGAATGTCGGTCAGTGTCGCCGGCGCGGTGTCCTGCAGCCACTTGAACACATCGCGGCTCGACAACGCGAACTTGAACTGGCGGACGAACTCCTCCAGGTGGCACTTGACCACGCGATACAGATTGATCAGTTCACCGTTGATGTCATTGATGACCTCGACCTCGGCAGGCGGCCGCAGGAAGTACAAGGCGGCGCCGCCGGCGAAGACCTCGACGTAGCAGGTGTGGGGTGGAAATTGAGGGATCAGGCGATCGGCGAGGCGACGCTTGCCGCCGATCCAAGGGATGATAGGTGTTGCCATAGTGAACTTTCTTGTGTGCTAGACTTTGCGCGCCTCCCGGGAGGTGGCAGAGCCTTGGCTCGGTTCACTGGCTGCTTCAGTGGGTTGAGGCCCGGTCCGGCTGTTAGCGCAGCTGGCCGGGCGCTCTGTCTTTGTTTGACGAACTTACTACTTCAGTGGGGCGGGAAAAACCGCCGAAACCATGAAAAAACTTGTCCTGCTCACCCTGTTCTCTTGGTTTTCCATCCAATGCTTTGCCGGTGACGACCGCCTCAGAATCTCCCATATGGAGGTCACCCAGGCATATAACGTCATGCAGATCGCCGGCGTTGCAACAAATCAGTCGAACAAGGAAATCAAGCACGCCTTTATTAAATTCAATCTATACAACGGGCAAGGCGCCCTTGTAGGAAATACCATCACCGCAGTGGACAACCTTGGCGCCGGAGAGGAATGGGATTTCAAGGCTCTGTCACCCATCAATTTCGAGACGGCAAAAATCAGTGAAGTGAACCTTTACGACTGATCGCTCAATCAGTCGCCGTGCGATGGATCGGCGATCGCTTCCTTCATTTTTTCAAAATACTCCCGCCATCCGAGGGCCTGCTCTCTCCAGACTTTGCAGACCTTGGCGTTGAAGGCGTCGGTGTCGCCGACGTCAGCAAGCGAAATGCCGGCGGGTTCTCGGTCAGACTCGGCGGCGGATCCGGCAGGCTCGCCTGTCCACCCGGCGTTGTAGCTGCGCACGAAGCCAGCATTGATAGTGCAGCGAGCGTTATCAGCTTGCGTAACATAGACCGGTACCTCCTTTTCAATGATGTCGCCCTTGACGTAGATTTTCTGAATGCGATCGCGGTACTTGATCTCGGTTTGCACCACGACCTTTTGTTGCGCCTGGATGATCCTGACCGCTTGCGCGGCCTGCTTCGCCACATAGGCCAAATGCTCGTTTCCGGCGATTCGCTCGCCGTCGACCCGGCCGAATACATACAGTGCCAGCCCCGCTGCAGCCAGCACCGCCCAACGCACCCAGGACGGCACAGGAGTCATGAATACGCTCATAGCTTCCGGTCCTCCAGACCCATCAGCCAGAACGCCACGGAAACGAGGCAGATCCGCAGCTTCGACCGATCGGGTAACAACTCAGAAAACGCCAGCATCGGGCCAGCGATTGGCAGCGCGATAACGACTCGCAGAACGGTCTTGAACAGCGTCATGATCTACGAGCCCTCCAACAGTGGGACATACTTCGCTCGGCGCTGGACGGCGACCATCTCGACGTGCTCGCGATTGATCTCGCACGCACTCTTTCCGTAGCCCTTCCAGCGCACCTTTGACTTGAGACACACTCGCTCGACGTTGCCGAACCATCGCTGAGGATCACAACCGGTGCGCTGACCGCATGCGCGGCGCTCCTGCTGCACGCCGGCATAGCCGCCGTTGTACGCCGCATCGCACATCTCCAAGGCCTGCTCCGGGTCTTTGACCAGCCGCGCCATGTGCCGATAACAGTCGTGATTCATCACGACGATCGCCCGCAGCTGCAGATCCGGCCGCCGGTACACATTCGACCAGGACCATTCCGACAGCCCGGGATCGAGCGCGCGAACAGCTACGAGTGCGTCAAAGCGTATCGATCCATCTTCGCGGTACGCGCGCGTGATTTGCCCGAAGCCCGCGCCCTCCTCCCGCGCCGTCTTGAGTTTCGCCGCCGGATTCCAGCAGCGCGGGTGATGCAGCGTGACGCAGCTTTCCTGTTCGACCAGCGCGCCGAGGATCGCCGGGCTGGGATGATCTGGCCACAGGCGGCGCTGCTCGGCCTTCAGAACCGGTGTGTAGACGTATGCACTTTTCGGCACATAGGTTCGGATATCCTCGGCATGTGCGCGAGATCCAAACAGCATTGCGGCCGTCGCCATGAAGATCAGCACGCCGAGTACCACCAGGCCGGCGCCGATCGGGTTCTTGAGCGCCTCACGCGCGAAATTTTCCAGCTTGATGTACGGCA